CCATCATGTTTAATTTTTCTAATAAATGGACATTTGATTTCTAACATGCGACCGACTAGATTAGTTTTATGTTTGCCATCTAATTTGTTAAATTTTACTATACCATCTGGACTTGCTCCTAAAAAACTATATTTATTGCTCCGTACTAGACCAAATTCATGAACTTGTACATTCATTCTATTTTCATAAATCATAGTAGCAATTTGTTCATATTTTTTTCCATGATAGCAAAATTCATTTGATTTAAATTCGGATCCAAATACTTTCTTTACTATGAATTTATATGGTGATTCATGTTTATTTACTCCTACAACACAACCTCCGTCACTAGCAGAAATCAAAGTGTCACGATCTTTAAACCATTGTTCAGAACGTTGTGCTGGATATTCTATTTTCATTAAGTCTTCAACTATAATGCGTCTTTTTTCTTGTACACTATCTAGTTCATCGTCAAATTGGACTTCATCATGAACCCATGAATTAGTAAATGGACCATATTCTTTGTCTGTGTATTTTTTATAAGTCACGGTTTTTTTATCTTCGTTATCATAGTCATATTTGCCAATACTTGTATAATTATTGCTTTTCTTTTTTTTAGCAATATCGTCTGTTATTTCTGCCATTATTTGTTGAAATTCTAATTCTAACTCTTCTGGAGTACTCATTTTAAATTATTTAATAATAATAACTAGATTTTATATAAATTATATTTTAATATATTATTTCAACTTTTATAAAAAAATAATTAATTATTATAATAAGATTATATATAATCAATATAATAACATTATAATAACATTACTAATTTTTCTGATAATTAGATGGGTGACTTAACCCAAAGGTGGTAATAATAATTATTACAATAAATACAGCAAATATAAATTAAAATATTTGACTCTAAAAAATAAATTTATTTAACAATTTCTATCAATCGTTTATAGGTAAGAAACCGCATACGACAGCAATAACGGTCTCTGTCGGGGAGAATAAAATTTAGTAATTCTACTTTTTTCTTTTCACCTTCTTCATGAGTAATTACTTCCATTTCGACGTCTTTTAATATTTTGTCAAAATTTTCCTCATAGTATATTTGTTTATTTCCTAATAATTTATGACAAGTTGGACACTTTAAATAGAGCATTATAGTATATATAATATAATAGATTTTAAGTAAATACAATTTCATTTTTTTTTATATTTAACTTATTTATATAATAATGAATACTGCCAATAATTCACCTAGTGTATCTGCTGATGAATCATTAGCTGAAACTGTAAAAAGTGAAAATATTATAAGTGAAGACAGCAAGCTTGATATATTAAACAGTGAAGCAATTCAAGAATTATCACCAAAGTTTAAACCATTCTATAAACTTACTTTATTAGAAATGGCTATTGAATTGAAAAATACATGGTTTGGCATTCTTGATGATTTAATAGCTGGCAATATATCTATAAATACAATAATTAAAGATAATCGATTATTTTATGTAGGTGTTACTATATTAATATTCGCAATTATTTTATATATATATGATTATGCGATATCACCTTCAAACAATCCTATTAATAATATATTAGGTGGTGGGTTTAATAATTTAGGTAATGGTGTAGTAGAAATTCGTCATATCTATGATCCACGAAATTAAAATTTAGCATAACTACCATATCCTGAATCATTTTCTAAAATAGGTGATTGTATAATAGTAATTTCCCCCATTGTTGGTAAAGAAACATGATTTAAATCATAAGTATTATACAATTTATATTCATTAAGACGATGTGTTTTAACGAATCTTTGATATTGTCGTTTATTAATATATAATTCTTCTATATTTATAAATTCATTTTTTGAATTCATAATAAGGCGTCTAATATGATATTTACCGTTCCATGGATTTTTGAATGAACATATTTGATAATACTTAAATTGTCTATCAGGAGGATTATATAATAAATCATCTTGTATACTCTTGCTAGTAAATCGATAATTAGTATTATTTAAAAATGAATCCATATATTATAAAACAAGAAAATATTTTCAAATAACATCAAAAGTATATTTTGAAAATTCAGAGTAATTATATGGTTTATATTTTTCTCCTAATACTTTTGTTTTTGTATTATATCCATTATATTTAATATCTTTCTTTATAATTAGTTCTATTTCTCCTAAATATTTATTAAGTATATCATGCAATACTTTAACAGCTCTGCTTATTTTATCATCGCCATTTCTATTACTATCAGCATTTAATATTATTGAATGTAAACTATTTACTGCATTATTATATTGTATTTCAGCTACACTATAATTTTTATGTGCCAATTTTGGTATTTTATTAGATTCTTCATAAATTAAAAAAAAATTCTTAATAGATTTAACCATTTCTTCATACGCAGGTTGATTATACACATAGAAATCCTGTATAGTAAATAAGAAATTAGTTATATCATGATATTTTTTTATTTCTTCGACAGATGGACGTACTTTATTGGCTTTTTTTTCTGTAAGATTATTTCTTTTATCATCATGATTTTTGCTAGAATTATATAAATGATTTGTTATATAATATGCTAATGCCATTCCTAATATAATACTTAGATTAATATTAAATCGAGAAACAAAAGAAATAATAATCATAAAAATAAATCCATAAATAAATAATTCGTTTTTATCAATTGAATATTTATTATGACTATCTAAAATATATTCTTCCAAGTTTTTATAAATCATTATAATATATCAGTATATAAAAAATTGATAATACTAGAATATATAACAAATATTATATAAAAATGGACTTACTAAAACTAGATACTTTTACTAATGATATAGAAAAAATTATTATTGATAATTTAGTATACAGATTTATTGCTGAACGAGATTATACTATTGAATCCGAAAATAAAGAAATTATCAATAAACTTATTAAAAAAATAAAAAAAGAACCAGAAATAACTATTGATACTGGTAAAATAAATAGAGATAAATTTAATGATTTTATGAATAGAATGACAAATAATCAATTTAAGAAACCATGGTCAAGATTAACTTATGAACAAAAATTTACAAAACTAGATGAATATTATAAAGCAAATAAAAAAGATATAACATCTACTAAAATAAAAAAATTAATAGAAAATCCAAAATTTTCAAAATTAGTAGAGTACAATAAAGAAACTTGTAAAATAGAACATATTAAAGATTCTTCGTAAAAGTTATTTAAATAATAATATATTATAATTGTATTAATGGATAAAATTAAAGAAAAGTTATTAGAACGTGAATTTAAAATGATAACTTATGCAAACGAACTAAATAATAAAAAAAATATATTATTTGAAAGTTCACCAGAAAATACAGTTATTGATCCATCAATAGATTATTTTAAAGAAGAAGAATTATGTGATAAAATACTTTCTTATATTACTAATAAAAAAGAAAAATTATCAGAAGTGTTAAAATATGAAATGTCCAAATATAATTTTTATAATTATTCCATAAAAAATAATATTGAGTTATCAGAAAAATTATTTTATTTATTTAATAGATATAATCATACAGTATTTAATATAACAGAAGATAATTGGGTATTATATAAATATGATAATTTGCAAAAAAAATATGAATTAAAAGAAGGCGAATTTGTATTAGATAATTCAATCTTAATTAAAGATAAAAAAGACCAATCTTTAATTCTATGTCTAAAAAATCTTATTAATATTAGCAATATTTTGTGTAATAAAATTGATTATCAGTTAACAACTAAATTTTACGATGATAAATATCATCAAATTTGCTGGCTTATTTTTGTTTATAGTAAAAAATAGTAAAAATAGTAAAAATAATTATAAAAATTGAAAAATTTAAATAATATTTATATAAAATATTATCTATAACATAAATTTATAATGCAGTTTTATCGTAATAGTTTACCACAATATGAAGACTATGTAATGGTCCGTATTTCTAGTCATGATGAAAAACTTGGTATTTATTGTCAATTAGTTGAGTATTCTGATTATCCAGCTCTTTTAATGAATTCAGAGATTTCAAAATATAAAGTAAATTATAATAAAAACTTTCCAATTGGTAAAATTATTCCATGTATGATTTATACTATTGATGGTTCAGATGTAAATCTTACTTATAAAAGAATTACTGATGAAACAAAATTAGAACTAGAAAATAAATATATAGAACGATTACAGTTATATAAGTTATTCAGTGATATCTATCATAATTTTAAAAATATTATTACTCAAAAATATGCCAATAATATGTTTTGGAATTGTATGGACTATATAGAAGAAAATAATTTAAAAGTGAGACATTATTATGAAACTATTTTAGAAGATCTGGCATTATTATTTAATTTTGACAGTGAAAAGTTACTAATAGAAAATACAGAATATTTAAATAATTTAACTTCACGAATCAAAACTACTGATATATTATATGAATTACAAATTAAATTGACTATATTAGAATCTGGTTTTCTAGAATTGATTAATCGCTTATTTTGTAATACTAGTAAAATAAAAATTACATGTGTATCATCGCCGGTATATTCTCTAATTTTAGAATCTAGTGATAGTAATTTAGAAAATATTAAATTAATATATTCTAATTTTATTAAAGAACTTGAAAATAAACTTACAGGATTTAATCATATTTTAGAAAAAAATTTATTTGAAATTAAAATAATTAAAAATAAAACTTATTCAGTTGCATATCCTAAATATAATTAGTTTTTGAGATAATTTAATAAACACAATGAAAAGAACATAAAACCGCTACCTAAAATTATAAATATTAAATATTTTTTATTATTACTATCTTTCGGTTTATAATTAATCTTAGCATAAATAGCAACACAAATTGTTACTAATAAAATACCATATGCTATATTTAGTTTATCTTTTTTATCTATATAATAAAATTTTTCCAATAAATTATAAATCACCGACATCTATATAAGATATACTTATATTAAAATTTACAACATGAATAATTATTTGGCAATACCATTGCTAATAATTGTCCTGATAGATCAATCATAGTAAATATTTCTGTTTTGTTCGTAACAGGAATTACATCTAAATCTATTATTATTTTGATAATACATTTTAGTAATTCCACAATTTTTTCATTAGTAAGAGATTTAGCAATATTTTTTAAATCAGTTTTATATAAATTAGTTACAAGAATTAATATAGATGGTATATCTTTAAAATCAATAACTCCATCAGCAATAATATTTTTTATATTACCCTTAATTTTATCTAATGATTCTGGATTTTTTTCAATAATTACTTTTATAATTTTTAAAATATCTTCTCCAATTGGGAAACTAAATGAATCTACTGATTTAGTAATTCGATTAAATATTAATTTAGAAAGTTTTTCTTGCACATTTATAATATTTAATGTATTTACACCAATAATAGTAAAATCTGATGTTGCTTTTTCTATATTGATTTCTGGAATATCTATTTCAATTTTTTGATTTATTGTTTTATAGGGTGTAATTTCTATAGAATCTTCTATTTTTTTTTCTTCCATTATATAATTGACAGATATAATTATTATAATAATAAATTATATATGAAAATTTATTCAGGATCAGGGATAATACCAATTATCAAAGATAAAAATAATAATTATTATTTAGTATTATTCAAATCTACAATTAGAAGAACAATATCGGATATTCTTATAGAAGATGCAGGGGGGCAATACGAAGGTGATAATATAATATTATCGGCAATTCGCGAATTAAAAGAAGAATCTAGTTCTTTATTTGATTTAAAAAGATTCACAAATCAAAAACAAATTAAAAATTTGTATAATGCCATGAAAAATAATAAAATTAAAATAAAATTATTTGATAATAAATATTATGCTTCTTATTTTGTTTATTTAGATGGAGTATTTGATTTGGAAAAACTTAGAAAAGAATATATTAGTAATTTAAGAAGTTTTTGGAAATTTGGTTTTTCGGTTTATACAGAAAATCGTGACATAATTTTTATTCCAATTAATAATTTAAAAAAGATAAATAGTACATATGTACAAGATTATTTAGGAAAAGAATATATGTTATTTTCCAGAACATATTGTATATTAAATAAATTAATAAAATTAAATATAAAAGAATTTATAAAAAATATGTTGAAATATTCAATTATATTAAATAAAAATATTGTTAATACTTTTAATTATAATTATAAAAATGAAAACTATCATTTAAATAATTTAATCGTTTACTATTAATAAAAATCCATCAGAATATTGATAATTTTGATTATTATAGTCAGAATAAAGATATTTAATAAATATTGTGAATAAAAATATAAATAAACCTAATAATATTCTCTTTTCTTTAAAAATAGTATAGATTCCCCATAATAGTAAAATAAAAATTATAATTGAAACAGGATTTATCATTATATATAATAATTAAATATTTTTTTTATAATTATATTAAATATCGTAATCCTTCTTCAGCTGCTAAAGTAGGACTTTTTTGAATAAAATAATTTTTTATTCGACTAAAACCATATACAATTGCACCACTACTTGCTAATATAAGACCTTTTTTAATTTGTTTTTTTATGATAACAAAATACGCCCCAATTAAAACTAATACTACTGCTAAAAAAGTGGCAATACTGTATTCTATAGACGATTCTGCTCTTCCCAATTGTACAATTGACCCCAAACTAGAAATTAAACTTGACATATATTATAACTCTTATTTTTTTTATTTTTATATTTTTTTAATTTTTATATTTTTTTATTTTTTATATTTTTATATTTTTTTATTTTTTATATTTTTTTATTTTTTTATTTTTTATATTTTTTTATTTTTTTCTAATTTAATTTTTTTTCCGGATGAACTCATAGTAGTACCACTAATGCTATATTCATTATTGTGTAATTTATCATGGCATTCATTACATAGAACTACAAGATTTGCCATATCATTCTTTCCAATATGTGGTTTTGATTTTACAAAACCATCTTTACAATCTTTTTGAAAATTAATATGGTGCGTTTCAAGAGTGCTTATTTTACCATTCTTTTCTTTTTCTCCACATATTTGACACTGATAAATTAGCAAACTAGAATTATATCTTGATGTTTTTCCTGATATCATTGAATTATGTGTTTCTAGTAGTTCATTCTTAATTTCAAGAGCCATGTCAATAAATTCTTTATCATGAATAATATGACGGGCTACTGTAATACCATAAATATTATCACCAGAACCTTCTTTTAATATTCTGTCATAAATAATTTCATCAGTAGTGCTATTATAAGAAATACTTAAATGAAATGGCTTAACTTTTTTTAATCTCTTAATTCTTTCCATAGTAGCGAGTTCATGCAAATGCGTGGCAAAAATAAAACTGGAATTCGCTTCTTCTAACTTTATTATAGTAGTAGCTACAATTGCACTACCTGATATATGTTCAGTACCGCGACATACTTCATCTCCTATTACAAGAGTTTTTGGAGTAGCGCGATTAAGAATTGCTTTAAGTTCTACCATTTCAAGAGCATACGAACTGAGACCTTTAAATAAGTTATCATTGCCAGTAATACGTGTATACAAAGAATGATATGGCGAAAACTTATACCGCGTTGCTGGTACGTAAAGGCCAGCTTGTGCTAATACTATTGATAAACCTGCTGATTTCATTAAGCTAGATTTACCAGCTGAATTAATGCCAAATATTAACATTCCTTTTAGGTCATTATTGCCTAAACTAAAATTATGGGGAACATATTCATAATCTATAATTCTTTCTATAATAGGATGTCTCAAATTTTCGCATTGTATATATGAATCTACTTTTTTTTTAGAAATTTTAGGTTTCACATAATTATATATTTTAGCTGTTTTGGCGGAACTTTTTAGAAAATCAATATGTGCTATAAAATTACTTATGTATCTGAACATATTTCTGTATTCGGTATATAATTCTTTTAAATTATCAAAAAATTTAATTTTTATCAGTTTATTAATTTTTAATTTAATTTCATCTATTTCATCAGATTTCTTTCCCAAATCATAAAAAAATATTTTTACCGTATTATTTTGTTCTTTAAATTCTAGCTTTTTGGGGTCCAATTTATAGCCATCTATATCTATGTGTTTTACATTTATCAATTTATTTCTTAATTGTTCACATCGCAATTTAGTAATTGCCAAATAATGCCCATCACGTTCATTTTTTTTAATAGTAATTTTATCATCTTTTTTTGTTTTTTTTTCTTCTATTTAGTTAGAAAGTACATTACAAAGTTTAAACATAAAATCATGTGATAATCCTAACTGTGCTATTAAATCATCTATATCTTCATGGATACCTAGATTAAAAAAGTTATTAGTAATATCAGTTAGATTTTGTTTTTTAAGTTCATTATAATAAAATGTCGTTTGAGTTTTTAATAAAAACTTTTCAATATCACATAATACTTGTTTATTCGGAATTATATTATCAAAATCTTTTATTTTTTTTACTAATTTGACAATATTCATTGTTTGTTCAATGCTATATATAAATTCATAAAACTCATATGGTTGAATAATATTAAGTGCTATTTTTCTTTCTAGTCTTTCTACGTCGGCAATTTCTCTAAGATATTTTTCTACTTCTAGATATCTATCTTTCTCTATAATATTCTCCGTCAAATCATAATCTAGTTGAATTTCTTTTGGTTTAATAAGTGGATATAGTAATCTATCTTTAAGTAATCGACGACCCAATGCTGTAGAAGTATTATTTACTACATCAAAGAGACTTTTAAATTTATTATTATTATATTCGTACATATTGGAACTTACTATATTTAGTTGGAAAATAGCATTATTACCAAGAATTAAATGTTTACTATCTGAATAATATTCTGGCTTTTCCAAATTAAATATAATCTTTTCATTATGTTCATAAGAAAAATCTAATAATAATATAAAACTAATAGTAGCATAAATAAATTTTTCCATGTCAAGATATTCGATAGAAGAAATTTGGCCAGTATTTTTGTAAATCTTTTTAAAAAACTCATTTTGATAATTTATTTTAAAATACTTATTGTCTATGACATTTTTATAATGATAGTATTTATTATCTAGTTCAAGATACGCTTTAAGAAATTCTTCTGAGTATAATTTGTTTTCTTTGGTTTTATGATAAATAATTAGTTCGTTTGGGTTTAAATTAGAAATAAATCGGATAGTTTCATCAAGGGCTATTTTATCGTCTTTGCTATTGCTATGGACTTCGTTAATAATTACTTTACCAGTAGTTAAATCAACCGCACTCATTCCTGCACATAGTAAAGATTTAGAATTTTTTTGAGTTTCTTCTTCTAGGTATATACATACTATATAATTAGTATCTTGTTTTTGCTTGCCTTCTATATAAGTACCTGGCGAATAAATATTAGTAACTTCGCGTTTTGGTTTTGGCGGTGGTGTTACTTGGTCTACTGTAATTACTGTATATCCATTTTCTACAAGAATATTAATAAACTTTGCTACGGAAATAATTGGGAAACCTAACATATATGGATTTTTTTCTGAAATTTCATTGATATTTTTATCTTTACGAGTACATACAATATTTAGTAATTCTGATATATTACTTAGATTAGGTCCTTTCCATGTGTCATCTTTGCTTTTTACTATAGCATAGCACTCATAAAAAGATCCAACTTGCATTAATACTAATGTTTTCTTCCCATATTTATTTATAAAATTATTATGATATTGTAAATATTCTTCTAAAATATTAGACATCTGTAATCTATTTTTATTAATTTCTTTTTAAATAAAATTAAAAAAAATATAATATACTAATAATAAAATTGAAAAAATTATAATATACTAGTAGTAAATATTATACTTCGAATTATGAATTGTCGCATTTGTCATAAAAAACTTGATAAAGTGCCAGAAGATTATAATGACTATTGCTTAGATACATGTTTAGACGATTATTGTTATATATATAATGATAACTATCTTATAACTAAATATAAAGCAGATAGTCTAGTATTTATTTTTCTAGTAAATACAGCATTAGCTTGTTTAAACAGTTCAAAACGTGATTTAATCTATAATCCAAAACCAAAATATTATATTTTAAATGAAACTGAAATAGAAACAGTAAAAACAACATTGACACAAGTAATATTAGATTCAGTATCGGATTCGGATATAGTATCTAGATTTAATAAACAAATATATTATTTTTTAAAATTTACTATTATTACAAATAATACAAATTTATTACCATCAGTATTATCTTTTGAAAAAACTAATATGTTGGAATTAACAAGCATTAGTAATATTTTTGAAAAGAATATGCAATTTGATATAATTCATAGTCCACAAATTGAAAAAAAATTCAAAGATAAAGAATTATGTTATCTATTTCATGGTTCTACATACAGTAATTGGTATAGTATATTACGAAATGGATTAAAAAACTATTCTGGATCACAATTACAAGCAAATGGCGCTGCTTATGGAAGTGGTATATATTTATCTGACTCATTGGCTTATTCAAAAGGATATTCTGAAATACTCCATAATTCAGATGGTCTATTAATTATAGGAGTATGTCAAATTATCGATAAAAAAGAAAAATATTATAAGACTCATAATATCTATGTAGTACCAAATGATTCAGATGTAATATTACGTCATATTATTATAATAAATAATAATAGTGAATTAATAAAAATAGAAAAATATTTTAAAGAACATATACCACTAGAAAATATTAAATCACGGAAAGACATTTATAAAATTAATAATAAAAGAATTGCAAAAGAATCAGAAATTTTAAATAAATTTATAAAAAATTATAAATTTAGCATAATCACTAATATTATTATAGAGTCTGAAATGTATAATGATAATAATGAACTGAATTTAAATATTTTTATAGGAGAAAATATTTATAATTTAAAAATGATACTTACGGATTATCCTATAAAAGCACCTATTATATATTTTACTAATGCCAATATTAAAAATATTAACTTTATAAATAATTATTTATATCTTGATAATAGCATATTTCCTAAAAATTGGAATATTAGCAATAAACTAGTAAATAATTTAGAAAAAATATTGGAAATATTTGAAACAGAAGATGTTATATTAAACAATAGTATAATATCTAAAACTAAAGCAATAAATGATTATGATAGTTATATACATATAAATAAATTATATGTAGCATAAATAAATAAAAAAATTATTAATTACTCTTCACTTTTCTTATCAACAAGAGCTTTTAGTTTTTTTTTAATATATCGAAGTATCAAATCTTTTACATAATATGTATTCTTTTCGATATCATACCAATTTGTGCGAGTACTATAAACAAAATCTTCTAATATTTTTTTTATTCTATTTTTAGTAATAATATTATCTTTAATAAATGTTACTTTTCTATCAATTACTGATGAACTGGTATTTCTATCTTTTTCTTTAAAGCTAGTAATTAGTCGCGGTCTATCATCTACAAGTTTGATATATTTAAATACTTCTTCATATTCCGAACTATACATCCAGTTTTGCAATAATTGTCTGTAAATGCTATTAGTAACTGTATCATGAACATCTGGATCATGATTTAAATCAAGAGCGGGAGAAATGGGAAATGAATATACTGTATTATATGGCTTTGAATCTGTTGATGTTGTAACAGCTAGTACTGGATTAGTATAAGGAGTTGATATAATAGAAGTTCCAATAGGAATAATTTTAGAATCTGAATCAACTATTAACACATTAGATGGATTAAAGAATGGGTAAGTTGATGAATAATAAAAATTCATTTAATATATAATTATTATATATATTAAATTTTATTATATTGATTTTTTTATTTTATTTTTTAAATATTTACCAAAGCTATTGATAATATTTTGTTTCTGAAATATATAATTTAAATTAATATTTTTTTTTTTTAATTCTTCTATAGTTTTTTCAAAATATTTATTAATAAATTTACTCACTTCTTCATAAGTAATTAATTTTCTTTCTAAATATTGTATTCTTTCTATTTTCATTTTATTTTTTTTATTATTATTTTTTTTAAACATAATAGTTTTTCCACAATCTATATATTTATATGTATCATTATAAAAATCTTCTAAATGTTCACAAAATAATTCTAAATATAATTTAATTATAATTTCGTCTATTAAATAAATTTCTTTACTAAAAGATGAAAATCCGCATTCTATAATGCGCATCTTTGTAGTATTTAATAGATGACTATTTTTATTTAGCCATTCTAAAAGTTCTTGATATGTGTATATATTATAATAATAATTTAAAAATATGTTTGAGTCAAAAGTAATTGTTGGATTTAATATATCAATATATTCATTTTGAATATATTTAGTTGGTTTAAAACATTCATCTACACGTAATCTACTTTTTTTTCCTTTTTCGTCAATATTTTCATAAACATTGGTTGGGCAAAATGCTTTATCTTTTGGTCCTGTTACTAATTGAAGTGTTATTGGATGAATAATAAATTTATTTGGTTCACTGCATGGACCAACACATTGTCTATTATTTTTACTTATTGGATATTTTATATCTTCCATATATTATAAATAACATAAAATAAAATTACTTAGATTTATTTTATATGAACTAATATTATAAATGGATATTTTACCAGAGCTTACTTTATTTATAGAAGAAAATATTTATAAAAATACAATAGATAAATATTTTAGAAATTTAAATATTGAAGATAAAAATATCTTAAAAAAATACTATAAAAAACTACTTATTGTAATATATTATGCGTTTTTTAATATCAATACCAATCTAGAAATATTCAAACAAAAATTATTGCAAAATAATTATGCAGATGCTACTGCTATTATGTACTTATTATTACCATATATAAATCACGAAGATGATACTAATACTATAATAAGTTTCAATGATTTTGTAAAAAGAAAAAAATATGATATAAATATTAAAACTGAATCTCCAAAATATTCTTTTACAAATTTTCAATATAATAGGTGTAATAGAAGTTCTATAACTGAAATTAATTTTAATGAAGATTTTTTAAAAAATAATTTATTATTTATTGTTGATACTATCAAAAAGAGCTCTAATAAGTTATATATTAATTGGTTTGATATTATCCCATATAGTATAAAAAAATATAAAGAAAGTAAATTATATCAAAATACTATTGCATTATATTATTCTAATAATTTACGTCATTATAATTTTCTTAATCCCGATTTTAAAATAGATAATAATCTTATTACTAATTTACAAGTATTAGGTATCAATGATATATATGAAACAATAACTAATGAATTTTATTATTCAGTAAAAAATATTAAATGGTTAATCTATGATGTAATAATAAAAAATCGCCCTGTCCCATTGATAGTTGCTCTAGATGAAATATTTAGACACAATATTATAATAGATACTGATCTTACAGTAGATAGACTTAATAAACAAATTAATGTTTTTAAAGGAAAATGGGAAGAATTATTGAATGCTTCTAAAACAAAAAGTGATTTTAATAATGGTCTTGTAATTATTTCTTTTCGTGATGTCATTAAAATAGTAAAAGCAATAGCAATATTTTTTAATAATTATTACAAAGATATCGAAAAATTAATAGAGAGAAAAAAATATATTCCTTTAAATTTTAGTGATTCACTTGGAACTGACGATGACATAATTTATGATAATACATTAGATGATAATGAAGAAGAAGGATTAAGTAAAGTTAATTTTTCAAAAATTTATAAAACAATTTCTAAAGTAGATATTCAAGATATATATACTTTTATACAGGATTCACTTGAATTATTTAAATTAACTTGGTATTCTAAAATAATCTTAAAAGAATCAGAAGATGGTATAATTTCTGAAAATGAATTTTCTAAAAAAATGCCATATGTTACTGGTCAAAAAATAACACTAAAAAATATTTATAATTTTGCTAAATCCTTCTGTCATATAAATTATAATGGCGTATTTACTCCGTTACCTAAATTTTGGCAATCTCTTACTAATACTCAACGAACTATCATAGAAGATCGTCTATATGATAAAAGTTTAGATGTTATGTCTTGGTTTAATATATCGCGAAATTTAAATAATTTATTTAGTAATCAACCACGAATGCATATAGTTGATATGCGTCAATATCATATTGATATAAATAATCATATACGGGCTAATTTAATAGACTATGTTTTTGAATCTTTAATTTATCGCGGTGTATTATCTAAATTAGTTCCATCATTAGAATTAACTGATACTTGCGTAATACCATTAGATCAACGTAATAAATTAGTTCCACCTAAACTTAAAGAAACTGTGTTTAAGCGTGATGATAGCAATGATATTTATACTGATTCATATTATTATCTAACTTCTTGCAAATATAAAAATATAAAAGATATGGTTTTACTAAATGATAATAAAGAAATAGATAAACAAATAGATAAAGAAATAGATAAAAACAAATTAGTCCATTATTTTGATTATAATAGTTCAAGTTATGGTCGTGGTTGGTATATTACAGGTTATACTATATATTGGATTCCACAAATTGATTTCTTCAATAAGTTTATAAATAATCGTATTATATATGCGACTGGGGCCACAGGTGTTGGTAAATCTACATTGATACCCAAATTATTTTTGTATGCAGGTAAAGCTATATTGTATAATTCACAAAATCGTGTTGCTTGTTCTCAACCAAGAAAAACACCAACAGAAAAAAACGCATTTGTAGTTTCAAGTACACTTGGTGTTAAATTAGATAAGGAAAAGAATAGAAATTATTATGTTCAATTTAAACATAAAGATGATTCACATATTAAAAATATAAATGGATTAAGTTTAAAATTTATTACTGATGGTACACTCAAATTAGAAATTAAAAATCCTGTCTTAAAGAAAGAACCACACTTTGTAAATAATTTATATGATATTATCATAGTCGATGAAGCACATGAACATAATGACAATATGGACACTATATTAACTTTAATGAAATATTGCGCACTTTATAATAATACAATAAAATTAGTAATAGTAAGTGCCACGATGGATGATGATGAACCTATATATAGACGATTTTATCGTGATGTTAATGATAATAAAATGTATCCTTTAAATTATGGTTTATTAGAAAATCAATTAGATCGTATTAACGTAGATCGTCGTCTACATATTGGTACAGGAACACGATTTAAAATTATAGAAAAATACATAGATTCAATTAAACCGGAATTACAAAAATCATATAAATTGGCAATTGATATTATAAATAAATCGACAGATGGATTTATTTTAATTTTTCAACCAACACAAAAATGTATCGAAGAAACCATATATGAACTTAATAAACCTGGTGTATTACCAGATAATGTAATTGCCATTCCATATTATAGTAAACTAACACGTACAAATCGCGAATTTATTGAAAATATTGATAATAATTTAGAATTTTTAAATATCAAAAAAGAAGATGACTTCAATTCTACAAATAGAACAAGAAGTGACACCATTGGACCATATAATAGATGTATTATTGTTGCCACTAATATTGCCGAAGCTTCTATTACTATTAATAGATTAAAATATGTTATTGATACTGGAACACAAGTCAATGTAACATATGATTTTTTACGACGAACCAACCAAGTAGATGTAAAAGGAATTATATCAGATTCTTCAAGATTGCAAAGAAAGGGTCGTGTTGGAAGAACTTCTTCTGGTGAAGTATTTTATCTATATGAAAAAAATAAAACGGAAAATATTAAAAACGTATATGGTATATGTGCTAAAGATATTGGATTAGAAATTTTTAGATTTTTATATGAGAATTCGGACGAACAAATATTATTATCTAGTAAAAATGATCCAAATAATCCAAAAATAAAACTAGAATATGATACTTTAGTAAATATATATGGTATATTTCATAATAATTTTAAAACTTATTTTAATATTGATGAATATTTTAGTTATTTTGGTAATACTAGTCATTATGATTATGAAAATTATGAAAATGATAGTTATTATCATGAGAAAGGTTATTCATTATATAATCTTAATGACTATTCAGGGAAGTTTTATGTAATACATCCAGAAGAAATATATTTGAAACGTAATATATTAGGGGAAATCATATCTACCTGTTCTAAATATATTAAATTAGATTATTCTAAAAAAATTATTAGTGAATCACAAAAATTAGTTAGTATGTGGGATACGTTAGTAAATACATACTTTCTTACTCAAGAAGATTCTCGTATTGTTAAATCTAATATTGGAGGCAAATTCCAGAAATTACAAGAAATATTTTCTTTTGATGATACAGATATGTTTAAAGTATTTATGTATTCATTTGTCTTTGGTATAGAAGAAGAATTTATTAGAATCTATAGCATATTAGAAAGTATGGGTTCTTTTACTGACGAATTATTGAAAACTTATATGATGGGAGGAAAAAAATTTCGAGCTATTGGTGAAGCAATAAAAATAGTAGGTTCTAATTGCCGTGGTGACTTTGAAGCATTATTAACACTGTTAGATTTATTCCATAATGGGCTTAATACATTAGGAGTTATTTATGATAAAGATTTAGATTTTACATCTGAAATACACAAAACAACAATTAGTAAATTTTTATTTTCACTTGATACTTATAAAAGATTCGCAACAAGTTTTTCAATGGGTTTATCTGATAGAGATTATAATTATTTATCACGTGATGACTATTTAAAAATTCGTAAATCAGGTAAAATATATGAATATATACAGGCATCTTTTGATACCAATCGTAGTAAAATTATTAAATTATGCAATAGTTTGCAATTAAATTATCAAACAATGAAAAAATATTTTGGTATATATTCTAATTTGAAAAATAAACTATATCTCTATAGAAATAAATATCTTGACGATAATATTAAACTTTCGGAATATAATTTATTAGATGAATTAAAAGAAATATTAACAAAAACTATTATTAATCAGCCACGAGATAATTATGAAAAATTATTGTTATCTTTTATAATGGCTAAATCATACAACATTGTATCTAGAATAACAGGCACTAATAAATATGTATTTATGTATGATCCCGACTCTGCAAATATATATACACTAAAAACTATTTCTAAAATACAAGAAGATACTTTTGTAAATCCTATGTATTTGACCAAATATCTATATTATGTTAATTTAAATTTAGAATTTGGTACACTATCTTTAGTAAATTACATACATCCATTATTATTTGAAAATCTCTATAAAATTTATAATTTACACACTCTTGGAAAAAAAATTATGACTCTAACTAATTCAACTATTACAATTGCATCTTCTGATAAATATAAAAAACAATTATTAGAATTAGATACTGATTTAGAACTTAATACACGTGTTCTTAAAACAGAAACTAGTACAATTGCCCGTGCAGAATTATTTAATAAAAAAATTCGTGAACTAATGATCTAAAAAAATTGATAAAAATATATAATATATATTAATTATTAAATATAAAAAATGCTGTCTCCAATTATAAAATGTTTAAAAAAAGATATCCCTGCCGATTATTGGCAAAATCCATTATTCTATACAGAAGAACCAACTTATTTTGATAAATCTAATAATTCTCTTATTAATAAAATTTATCAAGATGATATTCTAAATACTGCTAATTGTTTTTTCGTATTATATCGTCATAAATTATTAGTTATTACTTGTTTTCACGCAACTAAAGATTGTTATGATTATAAACTCTATCTCGACAGTGAAATTATTGATTTGGTAAAATATCACGATGTTCCCGAATATGATATTAGTATTCTTACTACAAATATTGAATTAAATATCGAAGAAATAAAAAAAGCATTTTATATAATTGATATGGATACTGAATTAAATTTTAACATACCTGAAATTAATACAGAAGTAGATATTATAAGTAACAAAGTTATTAAATCAAAAGTTGTTAATATTACAGAGGGTAATATCGGTAATGAATATTTTAGCCACATTTTACAAATTGAATTAAAAAAGCCACAATTAAAAAAATTGCAAGGATTGAGTGGTTCGGCTTGTTATGCTAAAGATAAATTTATTGGCGTTATATTTTCAAATAATACTAATATTAATTTGATACCAGCTATCTATATTGAATTAGCATTCAAAATAAGATCTTATAAAACTATTATAATAGAAGGTAGAACAGTAAATATTTATGATGATGAATTAAATAAAAATAATTATTCAATTAAATTAGAAAAAAATATTACTATAAATTATAAAAATAAACTGACAGATAAAGATTTTAGTTTTAAGAAAGATATGTTAATTACTAATATTGACCATCAAGAATTAGACCAACATGGTACGCTATATTGTGATATTATTAATTATCAAGTTAGTCCTAAAACATATATCAATATCAAAAATTTATCTAGTGTCGAAGTTACTGGATACAAATCTATTAAAGGCGATTATAAACAATTTACTACTCAATTAGAACCTCAAACTATGATTGATAATTTAGTATTTTCGAGTAGTAATAATGTTATTACTTATAAAGATTATGTCTTTATGGAACTAAATCTAGAAATTATTAAACAGCATATTACAAACAAAAAAATAATTAATCTATTAAAAAATCCATATGGATGTAATAAACAGATAGTCTATTTAAAAAAAAATAAATTTGATAAAATAAAATTTTTACAAAAATTAATTAATAAGAAGTTTGATAATTTAATTGATTTTAATTCTAAGTTTTTTGATATTATTTCTCAAATTAGTATTTAATTTTTATTAAAATTAATTTTATTTATCTAATTATTCTATATATAAATGAATATCAATAATATTTCGCCCGAATTATGGGGGCCTTCTGGTTGGAAGTTTCTACATTATGTGACATTCACTTACCCTAACATTCCTACTCCAGAAGAAAAAATAATTTATAAAAACTTTTTTGATTTCGCAGGAAAAGTTCTTCCATGTATGAGATGTAGGGGGAATTATGTAAATCATCAAAAGAAATATCCTTTAGATGACTCCGCACTAGAATCCAAAATTAATTTAGTAAATTGGCTAATTAATATTCACAATGAAGTCAATATTATGAACAATAAACGAGTGTATACATTTGATGATGTTATAGAAGAGTATTTTATCAAAGCTAATAAAAATGAAGATACTGGTAGTAATATCTATAATAAGACTATATTATATTTCCTTTTAATAATTGTCATACTAGTTATTATTTGGTTATCTATAAAAACTTATAGAAATAAATAATAGCAACAATATAAAGTTATGTATGTTACAAAATACTTATATGTAATTTATATGTAATTTATATATAAAATTAATAATTTTAAAAATTTCTTGGGGGGAAATAAATTTTGCACACACAACGGATACCATTGTGTGTGCAAACCAGTTCTTTATCTGGGAAATTTTAGAAACAGTAAATTTTAATAATAATCATTTTTTTAGGTTATATAACTTTTGAGTAAAGGAAAAAAATAAAAATATATAAAAAATGGATTTTTTTGGGAAAAACTGAGATTTACACCTTTGCACATTTAAAACGCCGATAAGTCTGTTGTAAAGATATTAAATAATAAATTTTCAAAATAAATATATGTGATTATAATAAATGAATAATTTGTTAAACTATAATTTGATAGGCATTGGCGAATTTTCACATGGTATATCAGAAAGTTGGGAATTTAGATTTAATTTATTAAAATATGCTATGAAAAACAGCAATAAAAATATAATTATTTTTAATGAAATGTCAGTTTGGCAGGCAGAAAATATTATGAATAATACTATTTGGTCTATTAAGGATAAAAAATTCGTAAAATATGAAGGAATTAAATTAGAAGAACCAATACAAAATAATAATTATGTTGGCGGTAAATTATGGCAATATATTAGTCATGCTATGGATTCAAATATCTTCTTAAAAATAATAAAATATATTAGAAAACATAAAGATAGAATTAAAATTATTGGTATTGATAATGATACAATAGATAGAGACTATGAAATGTATAAGATTATTATGAAAAATTATAAACTATCAAATATTAATTTTTTATGGGCGTCAAATCATCATATTGCAGATTTACCATTAAGTGATGATAATTTATTATGCATTAAAAATAAAAATCACAAATGGTTTGTAGGTCATTATCTTAAGAAAAAATTAAAAGATAATTATTGTATCGTGTTATCACAAGCATATGAAGGAACTAATAGATTTAATGGTTATTGTATGGGAAATAATTGTGAAAAAAGAACATTTCAATTAAAGTATTTTTATAAAAAATTTAAATATGATAAAAACAAGAAGTATGTTAATATACATAAAAAATATCAATTGTTAACAGATTATACTGAACCACTAATATCATTTTCAAATAGTTATTATAAAGGAAATAAATATGGCGTTCAAGACTATATGAATACCAATACATTTAATTATATATTATTTTGGAATGGAGTTGATGAATTAAATTAAAAAACCTTATAATTGAAAGGAAAACATAAAAAAATATAAATAATTTATATATTTAAAAGTCGGCGTTTTAAATGTGCAAAGGTGTAAAAACTTCAACAAAACTTCAACAGACTTCAACAAAACTTCAACAGACTTCAACAAAACTTCAACGGACTTCAACAAAACTTCAACAGACTTCAACAAAACTTCAACGAACTCAAATAATAAAATATTTAAGAATTAAAATATTGTCATAGATATATGTATATTTGTAATTACTGCAATTATGAATCGAGCGATAAATCGGGATTATCTCATCATTATAAAACAAAAAACATATATATAATAAAGAACTATATGATAAAAAAATAAAAGAGGAAAATGAAAAAACAATAATTGAAAATCAAACAAAGGAAATTGCGGATTTGAAACAAAAAATAATTGAAGTAGAAAAAGAAAAAGATAAAACAATTACTAAATTAGAAGCAGAAGCAAAAATTTACAAAGAACTATCTGAAAAAGGAAAAATACAAATAATGGAATTATCATAAATAACAATTTAAATTATGTAAATAAGCACTTTAAAGACGCGCCGTTGTTAAAGAAAATAACAGATTATAAATTAAATGGTATAGATATGAATGATGATACAAAAATAGATAAACTGATAGATGATATAGTTTATTTTTATAATAATAATTCTCTACATAAAATGATAGGTGACCATATAATTAAACTTTATAAAAAAGAAGACTTAAAAGACCAATCTTTTCATACAACAGATGTATCGCGTAGAAAATATGTAGTAAAACTGGATGACGAATTTAAATATCTATATAGTGAAACAGACGAAATAGATGATTATGAATTTGATAATGACAACAAAAATAAATCTAAATGGATAAATGATAATAATGGAATAAAATTAGGTTATTTATTATTCGATCCAATTACAAAAAAAGTAATAAAAATATTAAAAACAAAATTTAAGCAATATAATGATGAATTAAAAAAGAATACACAAAAACGTCCAACAAATGACGAAATAAAAAGATTTGAAATATTAACAGACATATCAAGAGAAATAGATAATGATAAACTAAAGAAAAGCATAAATAATTATATAGCACCTCATTTTGTTTTGGATAAGAAGTAAATTAAATTAATTTATTCAATACACTAGTTATTTCATTGCTTAATAATTCAAACTGTTTACTATCAACATTGTCATTAAGCCAATCATTAATATCTAGATTAATAGTATTCAATAGAGCATCGCGAATTTCTATTATTTTATAGCTATAGTTTCTTATAATATTTTTATATGATAAATTTTGTTTTTTGATAAGATTAATAATATATTTTATTAGCTTCTTTCGCGGTATATCCTGATAAGTGATTCGCATATCAGTATAAAATATGGACCAAAGTGCACAGAATCCACCGGGGTCGCCAATTTTCTTTTTTTTCTTTTCAACTACATCCATCATTTGTAAGCTAATTTTTGGTAAAAAATCTTTTGGTGGAATATAACTTTTTATTTCATAAATTTCTTTAAATTTCTTTTCTAAAATTTTATCTAATAAATCACTATTATAATTAAATCCATAAGGAGACCCACTTCCATATGGTTCAAAACGTTCAACTTCTCTCAATACTTTATCTAATATAATATAATTCGCATGTGATCCTTGATTTAGTTCTATACCTAGAGGCATTATAATAAATCGTTTATCTGTATTTACTAAACATTTTTCTATAAGTCTATCCATATTTTCAACAAAGTGAATTTTATTATTTGCCCATATAATTTCAAAATTTAAAAATTCACAATTATTACCCATAGCGATACCCATACTTTTATAAGTAGAACAAAGATTATTATTATTATGAAAATTAGCTGGAATAGTTGCGCAAGTATTCCGATGTTTTTTTAATAAATAAATTAATCCTATTATTACATCTAATGTAGAACCTGTAAAAGTACAATATTGTAAGTTTGTCATATTATCATCGATTTTGATACACATTTTACCTCTTTTAATTGGAAAACTTTTAGTAATACAGCTAATTCCATCTTTCATTTCTATTATATCTAATAATTTTTTTCTTATTATGTCTCGACAATTGTCTTTTTTATTTTTTTTATTATTTATTTTAATATCTACTTTTTTTAGTTCTTTAATTTGTTCATTAGATAATTCCAAATCTGTTTTACAAATATTTTCCCATTCATTATCCCATATATTTTCTTTTTTAATTTCTAAATTATATAAATAGGATTCAACTACTATGTTTATAAATTTATCTAATTTTTCTTTTTTTATATAATCAATAGGTCTTTTATCTTTATTATTTTTAATAAATATATCTAATTTTTTTTTTCGTAATATACTGTCATAATTTTCCCATATTTCATAATAACATAGTAAGTGTAAACATGAATTATATTCATTATCTTGTATATTTAAGTTAGAATGTTCTACTAAATAATCTATTATATCTTTCTTCATATTAGATGAATTTTTAAATAACATATGTAATGGTAATTTACCCTCAAGATTCCATAAGTTTACATTAATTTTGTAATTATTTGATATTAGCATATTGAATATTTCTAGATTATTTTCTAATATAACATAATGTAGAGCAGTATTACCATAAATATCTTGGTGATTAATATCTATATTATATTCCAAACATATTTTTACTAATTCACGAGAACTTAGATTAATAGCATAATGTAATATATTATATTCATGTTCATAATCATGACTATTAATATCGGCTCCATTTTTAAGTAATAATTTTACTATTTTAATTTCTTGTAGATTAACGGCAAAATGAAGAGGTGTTTCTCCACTATTCGTTTTTGAATTTATAATTATTGGTATTTGTGAATATTTTAATATTAAATTTACTATATCGCAATTCCGTGAATATATTGCCATATGAAGGGCATTAAATCCATTTTTATCAGATATCATAATATTTGACCCATATTTTAATAATTCATCAATAAAATAAATATTTTTATTTTTAATAGCATAATGTAATGCAATATTATTAAATTGATCTTTAATATCACATATAGATATTCCAATAATATTTTTATTATATTTTAGCAATAAATCAAATAGTTTTTTATAATTATATTTAATAGGAACATTTAAAATACTTCTATTTTCATTATCTAAAATATCTATTTTAATATTTTCAATTTGAAATAATTTTTCTAAAATTTTATAATTATTTGCTATTACTAAATAATTAATTAGATAAATATTATTATCATCTTTTGAATTTAAGTCTATATCGTCAATAGTAAGTTTATTATCTAAAATATAATCAATGGCAGTTTCAAATTTATCATAATTATCATTTTTTAAAAAATCAAAAAGTTTATATATATCAAAGTCCATTTTATAATATTACTCAATATTATAAAATATAAAATATAAAATTAAAATTTATTATTATTAATAATAAAATCAAGTATAAACATATAAATTATATTAATTACTTTTTTTTTGGCTATATGATATGGTCTTATTAAATTAATACTATCGTTATAATTAAAAAATTGAATATCGCCAATTTCTCTAATTTGATGTTGATTATCATCATTAATTTCTATTTTTCGGTTGCTATTATTAATGGCTAAATAATAAACATGCCGGTATTTTACTCCATTTGTACCAATAAAATCTTCTATAATAGGTGTTATATTTTCAAAAACAGTATAATCTTCTTCTTTGAAATCAGTTTCTTCTTGAAATTCTCTTTTGGCACATATTAAACTACTTTCTTGTTTATTGCGACGACCCTTTGGAAATCCCCATTCTGCTTGATTCCATAGTGGAACTACATTATTTATATAAAAACTTAAATTTAATTCATCTTGTTCATTTTTAATAATTTCAAATTTTTCCTTTGCTTTTTCATATTCATGTTTCATATTTGAAAAATTATGCTTTCCCCAAAAATCAAACCATAGTTTATCAAAATCATAAAGAGAAATATTTCTAATTTCATGAGGTGTCATTTGTTGAAATAAATAAACAATTCCATCAATATTATCAATTTTGTATCTACCTCGAATAAATTCAATATATCCTAATGTATGTTTTCTTTGTATCATTAGAAATTTAATAGAATCTGAATATTTTGAGAATTTTTCAATTTCAAAAAAAGAATTTATTCGTATTCCATAATTATTTAATTCAAATTTTTCACGTGTACTAATATATTCAACTAAATTTTGTTTATAATTATAAATTTCATTATTAAAATCAATTAATATAATTCCATAACTTGTAACTGGATCACGACATTCTCTAAATTCGTGATTATTTTTACCACAATTATTACAAAATAAATTTTTTTTTGTTTGCATTTAATAATAATTAATTTTAATTTTTTAAGCAATATAAAAAAATCAAAATTCATTAACTAGTTCATCTTCATTTTTTATTTTTATCTTCATTTTTTATCTTCATCATCATCTTCATCATCATCTTCATCATCATCTTCTGATTTTTTAGCATCTTCTTTTGTGTTATCTAATAATTCTTCTCCTTCATATTGAATATAATCATCATAATTCACTAAAGCATCAATACCAAATTCTTTTTCGTAACTTTCCTTTACTTCATCATCTGTTGCAATATCTTCTATAATACCCATTGCCATAATCATAGTATCTTGATCATTAAATTGGCGTGATTCAATGGTAACTTTCACATAATTACTCAAAGATACAGTAATAGATTTTCCATCTTTTTTTGCCATTAAATTTCCAGTTGTAGTGTCTATAAAGAATACATTTTTATTAATTCTATCTTTTGTAGTAACAAGAACATTTACTGGTCCATTATTCAATCGCATAATTAATCTATTTGCTCGATCAATTTTACAAATAATTTGTTGTTTCAATAGTGGAAAACATAATTTACATGTAAAAGTGACTGTAAATCTTGCGGCTGATTTTGGATTTTCAGCGATAATGTATCCATCACTATATTTTGTAATTTCATAAATTTTAGCAATAAAACCATAATCTTTGAAGCATTTTCCTTCAAGTCTTTTAATAAGATTATTCTTTAAATTTTTATAAATATTATTATTCATTTGAGCTGCATCGAGAGACACATTAGTTGTCAACTCTGTAGTAATATATGGACTATAATTATTAGAAATCATTATAAATATATTATATATTATTAATCAATATATAAATCAATTTTTATATTATTTAATTTCAAATATCCAATTATCTTTAGATTTTTCAAATTTTTCTTTTTCTAATATTTTATAATAATCTTTTAGTTTTTCATTATCTTTAATAGTTATAGTATATCCTTGAGTTTTGTTATTTTCTGTAATATTATATTCTAGCTTAAATTTTATTTGTTTTTTTAATTTTTCAATTATATATTCTTTACGATCTTCTAAATTATAGGGGAATGGGTATTCTGGATGATCGGCTGGCACAATTAAATAAGTAATTTTATTTTTTCCTTTTGCATATTTTTCTAATTCTGCTAATTTATCGCGAATAGCGTAACACATATTTGTTCTAGTTCGCAAATTAGCAGTATCTAAACCAAGTTCATCTGCTAATTTTATTAAGAAAGTTCGTTCTCTAGATGTACATACTCCACCCAAAAAGCTAAATACACCTGTTGCACGTTTCTTATCTAATATTTTAGGACGTTTTTCACGAATTTTAAATAAATCATTGAGTTCTTCTAGCTTTTTAGATTTTCTTCTAGATATTTCTTTATCAATTATACCAACATATTTAAATTCATCGCGTCCTTCATAATATTCCATTACACTATCAAAATCATAATAAGAATCATGTTCACCCATAACATCATCAGTTACTCTATCATCTTCAAATTTAGTTTTTCGTAATTTTTCACGTATTGCTTTATATTTATTGCTATTTTTTAAATAATTATATAAACTTAGCTTTTGTATATTAGGAATTTCAAAATTTGTTCTATAACTCATGGAGACATTTTCATTTTGACTAAATGGTTGAAATATATAATATTTATTAATATAGATTAAGTAACCTGTTCGATTATATTTATCTATAATAGTATCTTTAAAATTATTAAAATCATTTTCTGTTATAGGAATTAATTCATCAAGAGCTTTAAAAACAAAAAATTCATCAAATAAATCAATTTTATCTTTATTATATGATTTTTTTACATAACTAATAATTTCATCAAGTGTATATTCATATTTACGTATATATAGTTCTTTTATTTTATTTTTAGCAAAGTCAATTTCACCACGAGCAAGTGTATTAGTAAATGTAGAATAGTCTAATCCATCTTTGGTAATTTTTTTATACATTTTACGTTTTGGATCATAATATTCTGCATTTAGTTTTAAGTCATCGCACATATAAGTACACTTATCATAATCACATATAGATGGACATGGTTCTTTACCTTCTTTACCACAATCGGCAAATTCTACAGCTTCTTCTTCAAACATATTACCATGCTCATTAAGTGGACAATCAATTGCTACTTCTTTCATTACTCTTTCAAGTTTTTTAATCAATAAATATTTTTTCTCTGACTTTTGATAGAGTTCCTCTTCTGTTGATAATTTATCATCAAGACTTACAACATATTTATATACATTAACAAATGGAAATTTATTTTCCTCGCTCATTATCTTATAATGTGAGCACCATCTGATTCCTCTTCCCACTACTTGATCAACGCGGCCTAAATTAAAATGAACATCTAATATATGTACTTCTCCGACATTCTTAAGAGAAAGTCCTTCATTCATAACTTTTGATCCAAGTACGATTTTAATATTTCTACCATTTTTATTATCCACATGATTAAAGAATCTCGTCAATACATCAAACTGTTCTTCAGCAACTATTTCTTCAGTTTCATCTGATTTACCAGTAACACGAACAAAAGTAGCTGGTCTAAATTCATGTTTAGGTATTTTATTAATAGAATATTTTTTGGGATTATAAATATCGTAATCTGTTGAACTACTAGATTTATCTTCTGATTTAGATTTCTTGCTAGATTTTACAAAAATATTACTTCTTTCTTCTCCTTTTTTTAATTCTGCTTCTTCTTCTGATTCTTCATCATCTGTATCACTTTCTTCTTGATATTTATTTTCTTCTTCATCATTAGCACCACCATACATATTTAAATCATGTAGATTGAGAGAATCATCAAATTTCATATTATCATGCTCTTCATAAGTTTTCCCACAAAAATAACATACAGTATCATTTTGAATTCTATATGCATTATAATCCGGATTAAATTCCAAATAACCATTTTGCAATAATATTTCTTGAAAAATATCGATACCAACTTTTACTAAGTTAGAATAAACAAAAGCGGATTTTGGTCCTTTTTTCCCCCAATATAATCTACTAATTTTTTTGAAACATTTATAAAATTTAGCAGAAAAGTTTTTTAGATATTTTTTATTAAAAATTTTACCTGTTATTTTTTTTCCATCTTGTGATAAATATAATAAATCAGCATCTGGTACATTATCAAGAATATCATTTGCTATTTTTTTATTGAGAGAATCATAATGACTTCTAATTTGATTTTTTAAAATACTAATTCCTTCAAGACCGTAATACCCTGTAATATTTTTTTTATTAGATGTCAATCCAGGAAAAGCAAAATTAGCAACTGCTTCTGATCTTCTATCAAGTGAATCAGCAGTTTCAGCTACAGCTGTTTCGTATATTTTCTTTTGAAATTCTATCATTTTACATCTTATGACTTTTGTAAATAACAATCCATTAGGTACTTCACCTTTATCTACTCTTTTAGCAAACGTTAATGGATCGGCACCTCGTACATGAGAAATATATCCACGAGCCATATTTCTAAAATATTCTAAACCACCTTCTTTAATTTCTAATTCATAATTTCTTTCAGGATTATTAAATATTTTATCTCGTTCTATTTGTGAATTTTGTGGTCTAATAAAATTTAATAGTTCTACTATATCAGATGCCATATTTTTCATAGGTGTCGCAGTTAGTAATACTACTTTTAAATTAGTTGAATTGGCAATAATTTTTTTCAATGCTTCTCCTAAGTTATTATTTGTTAAGTTATGGGCTTCATCTACTAATAATAAAGAATTATTTAGATTATGAATTCTTTCATCTGCTAAATCTCTTTCAAATTCTCCTTCTTCTGTTTTTCTGTAAGTTACTTTAACTTTTTCATCTTTGGTAACTTTTTTATCTATAATTTTTTCACCTAATACGCGTTTATAAAAACTACGATAACTCATGATTCTATAATATTGTAGTGCTTGCGTAATAGCCAATTTTTGTTGTCTATTTTTTTCATATTCATTAATAATTACTGTTTTATCTTGAAATTTAAGATATGTTTCTCCTGTACATTTGGTAAGATGCTCCTTCCAATTTTCTTTTAATATAGAACCTGGAACAAGTATATAAATTTTAGTATTATACTTTTGAACTTGTGTTTTAAATTTTTCAGCAATTGCTATACCAGAACATGTTTTTCCTGAGCCAACATTATGGAAAAGCAAAATTCCTTTGTAAGGAGTATCTGGATTAATAAAATTGCTTAACATTACTTGATGTTCAAATAATCCAGATGGTCTATCACAAGTATTATCACGTAATTCTTTAATATCAGCATAATTTTCTAAACTTGGTCGCTCTTTCATTTTATGAAAAAAAAATTCTCTCTTTTTGTAAAGTTTATATTGAATATTTTTATCGGATGCTTCTGGATAGTTATATTCTGTTTTCATTAATTTAATTTCATCATCATTATTATCTATTGGTTTATCTTTTATTTCGTCGGAACTATCTGACATTTATAATATAATTATATAAATAAATTTTTCTAAAGTTTTAATTAAGGAAATTTATAAAAAAACTCTTCTGATAATTTATTATATAGAAATTATTATATAAATATGAGCAAAATTTATTCTTATGATGATATGGAAAAATTATCCCAAAAAATAAAAAAAATAAAAAAAAAAAAAATATTAGAAAAAATAAAAGATATTATTATAGATAATAATCCAAATATTAATATTACAGAAAATTCATATGGGATATATTTATGTTTTAACGAATTAACTAATGACACTTTTATAAAGTTAGATAAATATATTAAAAAATATTTGTCTGAAGAAAATGTTACAAAAACAATATCTGAAAATAATAATATTATAAATTCAATAAATAACAATTATTCAAAAAATGACTATTTTTTTGAGGATAACTCGAGATTAAAATTTTCAAACAAAGAAAAAAACTTATTAAAAAAAAGATTATATGATAAAGCACTACAGGATAACAGTGAATTGAATAATTGCGATAATTACCCAGATAGTCCAGATAGTAGTCAAATATTTCTTAAACAAAAAAAAGTTGATAAAAAATAATTTAAATAATTTAATATATTAATATTTAAATGAATAACCATAAATTTAAAAGTTCAATCAAGAATCCTCTACTAAAACAAATTGGTAGTAAATCAAATGTTTATCGCAATGATAAAGATACTGTAAAAATAAATTTAGAATATCTTTTAGATTTTTTAAAAATTAACATCAAGACTCCTGTTATTAATTCACCAAAAATAAATACTAACGATGAAATTCATGATCCAGAATTAGGAGAATTTGTTAATTTGCAAGTTTCTTCTATAAATAGCAATTTAGATGAAATTATTGATGGCATTGAATTTAAACGATATGGTGTTATAAAATCAGTAATTGGTAAATTAAATTTTTATAAAAATTTATCTTTTTTGAGTTCTCTTGCAACTTGCATCAATGATAAATTTGTTAGCCTAGACAGTGATACACAAATTAATTATTTAAAATCACTTAAATTATATATTTATCAGACTTTTACAAAAGAATTTTATAATTTCAATAATTATAAATTATTAGAAAAATCTTTTGGATTTAATAAGCTTACTATTAGTAAGAACTTATATAATTATGATTTAACACAAAATGAAATATTGGCTATATCTGATATGTTTCATATTAATATATTTATAATTGATATTGCAAAAGATAAATTATTTTTTACTGGATTAAATTTTGTTCCTTTTAAAAAAAATATATTTCTCTTAAAGAAAGAAGATGATTTTTATGAACCATTGAATTACAACAATAATTTTTACATGAATCACACTGAAGATTTTATAAATTATTTAATAGAAAATAATAATAGAGTAGATCTAATTTTTAAATTAACTAAAGATAGTACATTTGAAATTTATAATGAACCTTTTGAAAAATATATAAATTTTTATAATAAAGATGTAAAACTAGATATTAAAAATAAAATTCTTGAACGAAAGATTTATAATATAAACAAAACAAAAGAACTATCTGATAATATTATTACAAATAATAGCGACAATAGTGACAATAGTGACAATAGTGAAACAGAAATTAATAATGACTATACTGAAAATAAAAATATAGTTGGATTTAATGAAATTACTGAAATTAAAAGTTTAAGTGACTTATCCAATGATGATTCATATTATTCAAGTGATGAAGAAATAGAAAAAAAATATACTAAATCAGAATTAATAAAATTAAAACTTCAAGAATTGGTACTTATTGCAAAAAGTCTTCATATCTCTGCTGATTATGTTGAATCTGATAAAAAAAAGAAAAAAACAAAAAATATGTTAATTGAAGAAATAATAAAAAATTAATATCTTGTTTATTTTATATGAAGCCAAATTATTCTATTACTATAAATGATCTCAAGTATAAAAAAATGAAGAATCTTGATATTTCTAAAATAAGTACTTTTGATAAAACAAATAAAGAAGAATATTCTAAAGAATTAGAAAATTTATTAAATCAAAATTTAGATACTATGGAATATCGACTACATGAATGTTTTATAAAAAATAATGGAAAAATATTAGATTTAAAACATCTGGAATTAAAAGAATTTCCTAAATTACCACAAGAATTATTTAATACTCTTGAAGAACTATACATATCAAATAATAATTTATTAGAACTTCCAGATTTAGATAAATTTATAAAATTAATTATATTAGATGTATCTGTTAATAATTTAAAAAAACTAAATAAATTACCCAAAAATTTGATAGAATTTTGTTGTTTTGAAAATGAATTAACAGATATAACTTCTGTATATAATTGCAAATTACTAAAAATATTATATATAAATAAAAATAATATTATTGATTTACGTTTTTTAGAAGGACATCCAAATCTAGAAATATTGTTTGCAAATTATAACAAAATAGAAGAAATACCTAAAAATTTACCCAAAATTCGAAAAATCCAAATTACTAATAATAAACTAAATAAAATTTATTCTTATTTTAATTTAATATATTTGGATTGCCGTAATAATAATATCATTCAACTAGAACACCAAGAGAATTTACGTGATTTAATTATTAGTCATAATAAGCAATTAAAAGAAATTCCAATCATGGATACTTTAAGATATTTAGAAATAGTATTTACTGGTATTGAAAAAATAAAATATATGAAAAAATTACAAGAATTAATTTGTATAAAAGATTCTATTAAATATATTTCTAGTAAATATAAAATAAATAAATCAGTAAATCATAATTCTAAATTTCTGAACTTGTTTTTTATTACAGATTAATTTTTATTAAATATATAAAGAATTATTATTATATTTTTTTATATAAAATGGAAAAACTTCCAACTAATATTGAAACAACTGAAATACCTAAAGATTTACCAAAGGGTTCTCTCATGATGAATACTAAAAGAGAATCTGGATTACCTGATATCATGAATTTAACGAAACAAATTATTGATTTTGTTGAATATGTCGAAAAACCCGAAGTAAAAGAAATGGCAAAAGAAAATACTATGATTTATAAGCAACATTTAGAAACTAAGTTTGAAGAATTTACTTTGGAATATTACTCTATCTATAGAATGCTTGTAGATGATGAGAAAAATCGTTCTCATAATGTTGAAAAACTCTTTAAAATGATTGACCGACTCCATAAAGTAGAATCTGGAAAATCTAATGTAGAAAGGGAATTTGTGAAAGTCCGTGAAGAACTAGCTGAAGAGTTTCTTTATCCACAATTTGGGGGTAAAGACAAATTTGAAAAAACTATGAACAAAAATTTAAAAAATAAAAAATAAAAATTTAATTATATTTATATAAAATAGCTATTAATAAAACTATTAATAACATCACTAAAGTTTTATCTGGTGTAAAATACATTTGTTCTGCTTCAGATGCAAACTCTTCTAATTTTTCTTTTTTATGGTGTTTTTTATGGTGTTTTTTATGATGATGCTTAGTTGCTATTTTGCTTGTTGCAATTGTTGGTACTCCTTTAATAGATATATTATCGAGTTTTGCATTTATTTCGGGTAATCCAATATAGTTTGAATTCAATAAATTAATTGACACCGGTGTTTGTCCGGTGATAGAATAGGTTTCTACTTTTGTTGGATCATTTTCGTACATCATTGTAATTTTAAAAAAAGTGTTGTCTGTTGCTGTTACATTTATAAAATTCGATTTACTTGAATAAGTGATTCCAGTAGTTGACATCGTTCCATTTACTTGTGGGACAAATGTTCTTTTATCACCAATATAAAACGCGACATTTCCTAACATATTTGATTTATTGATTTGATTTTTTTTGCTATCTTGAAATTGAATAGTATTACCCATTATATTATATTAAATATACAACATAATTTTTATAAATTAAAATATTTTTTTATATATTTTATAAATTAAAATATTTTTTTATATATTTTCTGTTAGATTCTAGACTGTTTTTATCTTTGGGCAAAAACGCTGAATTCCAAAATTTAGCAGCATTAATTTGTTTTTGACGATTCATTTGATAAGTATCACCATAGTAATTTTGTGCATCGATAAATCTAATAATTTCATTAATAGCTTTAAATTGTTCATTTTCGATTTTAATATTAAAAGCTAGTATATTCTTTAAAAATTCTTCATCCGGTTTCCAATCTGAAAAGATATCTACTATTTTAAGTTTTTGTTCTTTATGTATGGTTTTTAAACTATCCAGTAGTTTTTCACTAATAGTTTTAAATTCTTTATCTTTATCGTTATATTTAAAATCCATACATATAAAATATTTTTCAGAATTAGATGCTCGACTAGTTAATGGTTTAACTACTTCTACTTTGGTATAACAGGCTTTGAGAATTGCCAAAAATTTTATTGAAGTAATAGTAAAAGTTTCAAAAAACTTACATACAAAATGACCTCCTTTTTTTTGATTCATAATTGCTGCAACAATTTGACCAAAAATTAATCGAAATGCCTCTTGTTCTTGAATATTTTCATTCTTCCATTCAAATCCACCGTCTGCTGTAATAAAATCAGCTTTCTCTTTCATAGACCCGCCAAATAACACAATAGTTTTAGGATTTGTAATGTCGCCATTATCTTTTTCACGTGAACCACCTGCTACTTGTTTAGGATAAGTCTTATGTTGTATAAATCGTTGTGGTTTTTCTTTTTCGTAATATTTAACAAATTCTTTTTCTAATTCTGGTACATGAGTTCCTTCATCTTCTGGATGCAATGTTACGGCATAATAATTATCGTCTTTCCAGTATTTAGAAAATTTTTCTCTATAAAACATAGTAGCCTGAATAAAAGATCCAGGGCCTTCTGCTAGATGGGTACTTACAAAATTTTTATTGTCTAAGTTTATTAAATCGTACATCATAAGTATTTCCCATAATTTATAAAATCCACGTGATAAAATATCAGGAGTGTCTTTTTCTATTTTAAAATATACTTTAGAAACTTTTCCAATATCTTCTTCATAATTATCTATATATCTTTCAAATGGATTCATTACTTGGTATACTTTTTTCTTATTTTTAAATTCTTCTGTAATATGCATTTTATCTTTTGACTGATGTATAAAATGCTGAAATCCAAATTGAAATCTAGGATAATCTATGTTAGTAGAAAATTTTACATCATTTTTAAAATCAAAAATATTATTTTTGGAATCTATCAGATTATTAATAATTGGAATATAATCTGTATTTACTATTATTTTATCATCTATAGTACTATCAGTTTCATTACTGATTTCAATTTCCCTTTTTAGTTTACGACTTGATTTTTTAGGAGGCATTATTATATAATATACTAATATTATATATTCTATAAATATCAATTTTTATAAAATATCAAACCAAAATAATTGAATTTTAATCATTATAATTTAAGAATTATATTATATAATTATATATAAAAATGTCCTATATAATTGATTCACAGAAGAGTGATGTTAAAAAATTATATAATCAAGTAGATAAAAATAAAGAATTTGAATTTGCTATATTTAGCAATAATAATTTTAGTATATCATATCAAGAATATTTAACATGTTTAGAATTTATTTCTAAAAGGGCAAAATTTCAAAAACTTAAAGTAGAAACTATTAATACTCTTGATATTGCCTATTTAGATAGAGCAACTAGCACAAGTTATAGAATTACTCTTACTGGTATAGATATTATTAATAAATATATGAAAATGTTATATGATTGGAAAAATCATGTGATCTATAAAGTACTTATTACTAAATTTCTTGAAGGTAGTAAAGATATTACTATAATAGAAAAAGTTAAAGAAGCTGAAAATGTAATAGATTTAACTGACTATTCTGTCAGAATTAGATTATCAGAAGAAAATGATATTGATAAAGCTAAATTAGAAAAGTTAAAATCTCTTAAATATACAGACATACCAGATATAACTTTTAGATTAAAAGAGCGCGTTTCACTCTATATAGAAGAAACTAAAGACAAGACTATCAAAGTAGATTTAACCAAAACTAATACAACTAAATCTATATCACGAATAGAAAATGTTGCACCAAACTATGAACTTGAAATTGAATATATGAATAATTCTAAACCTAAATCAGATAATGATTTAGATACTATATTAAAAGAAGTAGAAATATTTTTTAAAATTATACAGCAGTCTAATTTTGTGATTTCTAAAATAGATGTTCAAAAAGTATTAAAAGAATATGCAAGAATATTGTCTCTCGATTATGATAAAATCAGAAAACTTGATGGTAGAAAACCAGAATCTCTTGAAATTCAATATGTGACAGAAATGCTACCAAATAGATATGCTGTTACAGATAAAGCAGATGGTGAACGTAATTTTTTAATCATAGTAGATAATTCAGTATATTTAATTAATACTGGTCTACATGTTAAAGATACTGGCATTAGATTAGATAAAAAACTTTCTAAATATAATGGTTCTATTATGGACGGAGAAAATATATTTTTACCAAAAGAAAATCGCCACATGATGATGATATTTGATTGTTTGTTTAATGGCGAAAAAGATGTAAGAAAAAATGCAAATTTCATGGAGCGTATCAAAGAAGCAGATGATATTATAGAAAATTGCTTTATTTTGAATAAACAAATGGGTTTTACTTATAAAGATTATGATAGTAAGAACAAAGCATTTGATTTAGAAGACATTGGTAAATTTCATGAAACGGAAATCAAAAAATTTATGGACAATCTCAATAATGATATTCAAATAGAAAAGAAATTTCCCCTAATTCGTAGAAAATATTTTATTGGAGCAAATGGTGCCAAACCATGGGAAATATTTAAATATTCTGAAATAATATGGCAGAAATACACAGAAGATAGTTCGGTTAAATGTCCTTACTTACTAGATGGTTTAATTTATCAACCATTGACTCAAGTATATACTACTAATACAAAAGAAAACAAATTTGTAGAATATAAATGGAAACCACCTACAAAGAATTCTATCGATTTTTATATAACTTTTGAAAAAGATCCCAAGACAGGTAAACCATTAACAGTATATGATAATTCAAACTATGATGAAACTATCGAAGATTATGTTAAAAATAAACCATATCGTATAATTAATTTGCATGTAGGTAAAGCACTTAATAAACAAATAGGACAAGAACCTATTCTATTTAGAGAAGAAGAAGATGGTTATCAGGCTTATATTTATTTAACAGATGGTGAAGTACGGGACTCAGAAGGAAAAATTATTAGTGATAAAACGGTAGTTGAATTTTTCTATAATGATGATGCTGCAGTAGACATACGTTTTAGATGGAATCCTATTAGAACTCGTTATGATAAAACAGAAAGTGTTATGAAATACAGAGTAGAATATGGCAACTATTATACAACAGCAAACAGTGTTTGGCGAAGTATGATAAATCCCGTATTAATGTCGGATATGATGGATTTGGCTAAAGGAAACAATGAATCTAAAAATGAATATTTCTATGATAAAAAAATAGAAAGCATACGTTCTAAAATTGGAAAAGAATTAATTATAATAGCTAATAAAGAAACTGCATATTATACGGTTAGCAATGATATTTATACCAAAAGTTGGCGTGCTTTCCATAACTGGATTAAATCATTAATTATTTATACACATTGCAACTATTTATATCAAGATGAAAGAAAACTATCTGTGCTGGATATTGGTTGTGGTACAGGTGGTGATATTAAAAAATATTACTACGGTAATATTGCGTTTTTAGTTGCATTTGATCCAGATAAGCATAATTTATTAAACTCTTTTAATGGAGCAGTAAGCCGTTATAATAATTTTAAAAAAGAGAAACCTAGATTCCCTCGAATGGAATTCTTTCAAGGAGATGGCGGAAGTTTATTAAACTACGAAGACCAATATAGAGCACTCGGCGGGTTAAGTTTCGAAGATAGGCAAACAATTGAAAAACATTTTTCGAAAGACCCTTCTAAAAGAACACTCTTTGATAGATTATCTTGTCAATTTGCAATGCACTATATGTTTAAAACTCGCGAAACACTTGATAATTTTAAACAGAATATTAATGATTACTTAAAACCAGGTGGATATTTTATTGCTACTTGTTTTGATGCCCAACAAGTAGTAAAATTATTTGGTGATACTGATAAATTCTCTAGTTATTATACTGATCAGAAGGGAGAAAAGAAATTACTATGGCAAATTGTCCGCAAATACGACAAACCCGAAAAAGATACTATGTTCACAACTGGATATGCTATTGATTTCTTTGGTTCATGGATGTTTCAAGAGGGCCATTATGAAACTGAATATTTAGTAGATAAACGATTTATAGAAAAAGAATTTTTAGACGACTGTGATTTAGAATTAGTAGATAGTGATATGTTTGATAATCAATATAAGATGCATAAAGACTTTATTGTAGATTATGCAAAATACGAAAGTGTAGATGAAACACGCAAATTTATGATGAGTGTCAAAGATTTTTATGATGCTGAAGATAGTGATATCACAAAGGGTCTTCTTGCAAATGATTCTATTACACGCTATTATGTATTTAGAAAGAAAGACAATTTTGATAATAGCAAAAAAGTAGCATCTAAACAAGCACGTATGAAAGTAAATAAGAAAACTAAAAAAATAAAAAAAATGAAAGGTGGTAATCCTGAGAGTAATTCTGAGAGTAATTCTGAGAGTAATTCTGAGAGTAATTCTGAGAGTAATTCTGAGAGTAATTCTGAGAGTAATCCTGAGAGTAATTTTGATGAATCTGAAAACATAGAATTATTAGACTTTGCCAATGATACTAAATATTATTTACCAGATATTGAATCTAATGAATATAGTCTATTTAATTCAATCCACGAAGTATTACAGACACATAAAATAATTCCAAAAGGAGAAACTTTTAAGAATTTATTTAAATCCCTTGAAATACCTATTCCTAGAAAAAATTCTAAAGTATTGTATGATAATAAAGCATTGCATGAGTTAGGAAAAAAGATAGTTATAGAACATGAACTTGATGGTGGAAATAAAAAGAAAATTATTGACGGTCTTTCTATAATTACTGTCGAAAAAACATCAAGTGGTCTGAAAGTAGATAAACCTAAAAAACTAAATAAAGCAAATATAGCTTTGTTGAAAGAAGGCAATATGTATAGACCTATTTATACAATAGATAAAGAATTCAACAAGAAGGCTCTTTTTAAACAAAATGAAGAATTAATTGAAAAACTATTTAATTTATAAAAGTTGATTTTTTTATTTAAAGCTATTTTAATAATTAATATTATTAAAATGTCTAAATCAATTTATCTTATAGTATGCGTAGACAAAAAAAATGGAATTGCCAAAAACAACACTATTCCATGGAAACTCAAAAGCGATATGGAATTTTTCAAAGAAACAACTACTTGTACAAGTAATAATACTAAAAAAAATGCGGTCATAATGGGCCGAAAAACAGCATATACATTAAAGGGTCCATTATCTGATCGACTCAATATTGTATTAACACGTAATCCAGAACATAAATCAGAATTAGAAACTAAAGGATTTATGTGTTATGATTCTATTGAAGAAAGTATTAAATATTGCGACACTTTTCTAGATATTGAATCTATTTATCTAATTGGTGGTCTTGAAGTATATAATTATGGTTTATCAAATCCAAATAAGATAGAAAATATTTATATGTCATATATAAATCAAAATTATAATTGTGATCAGTTTTTTAATATTGATCTATTACAAAAATATTTTTATATTGAAAAACTCGATATTAAAGATGGTTTTATTTTACATATTTGGAAACGTAGAAATAATCCAGAAGAAAAAGAATATTTAGAGCTACTTGATGATGTATATAAAACAGGACATAAACGTCAAACTCGCAATGGAGTAACTTATTCTAAATTCGGTAAGACACTTGAATTTAATTTGAAAAATAGTTTTCCTTTACTAACTACTAAAAAAATGTTCCTACGTGGAATTTTTGAGGAACTTAAATTTTTCTTACTAGGTCAAACAGATAATAAAATATTAAAAGATAAAGGCATTCATATTTGGGACGGTAATACTACTAAAGAATTTATTGATAAATGTAATCTCCCATATGACGAAGATACTTTAGGACCAATGTATGGATTTCAATGGCGACATTTTAATGCCCATTATATAGACAGTAAAACAGATTATACAAATCAAGGTGTTGACCAATTAAAGCAAGTTATTGAATTAATTAAAACAGATCCATTTTCACGTCGTATTCTAATGACTACTTATAATCCCGAACAAGCTGGACAAGGGGTTTTATATCCATGCCATGGTATTAGTATACAATTCTATGTAGAAGAAGATAAAAGTAAAAATTTATATTTAAATTGTATGATGCATCAGCGCTCAATGGATTCTTTTTTAGGTGCTCCTTTTAACATTGCATCATATGCTTTATTGGTATATATACTATGTAATCATATTAATAATACTGGTAAAGTATTAGAAAAAGATGATATTAATCCAGGTCGATTAATAATGGTATTTGGTGATGTTCATATATATCAAGAACATATTGAAGCAATAGAAACACAAATTAATCGAGAACCTTATATTTTTCCCCGTTTAAATATTAACTATAATATATTATCGTTTGATAAAACAGGATGTAATTCAATTGGAGAATTAGAATTTTCACATTTAAAGATCATTGATTATAAATCTTATGATGCAATTAAAGCAAAAATGATTGCTTAGAATTTATTTTTGTTATTTTTTTATTATTTTTGTAATTGTTTTTTTGAATTAAATAATATTTTGCAGATTTTGATTGATTATAAATTTTTATCTATATATTTTATTTATATTTAGGTAAAAAAAGTTGATTATTTTATAGTAAGATTTTATTATTACTTAAATAATAGAATAAATAATTATACTATAATGGAAGCCGAAATTATAAGATATCCTATTGAACTTTTTCAAAAATATCGTGCTTTAGTTAAATCTAAACCAGATATTTTAACTAATTTTGAAATCGGTAATGAGCATTTTCCATCTGCTTCAAGATTGAAGTCTTCTAATATATTAAATAATACAGAAATTAGGGCAAATCTTAATTTTTTAATTAATAGAAAGAATATGTCAGGTCAAGATGAAGAACTATATGACCAAATTGTTAGCAGACTTAATAAAATTTCGGATAAGAATTTTGATGAAATAGCAGAAGAAATTATGAAATTACCATACACTAAATCTAAACATATATATAGACTTGCTGAATCTATTTTAATTAAAAGTATTCGTGAACAGTCATATTCTGAAAAATATGCCAGACTTTCTCTTTCATTGATGCCAAGTTATATAGAAGTCAATGACACAAAAATTTATTTTAGAACAGTATTACTTACAATTTGTCAAGATATATTTAATGAACTTATTTTTGATCCAAAACATGATATACAAATCAAGAAGAAACAAGAATATGACCGACAAATTTCATATGAAACACTTGATTTAGCTGGTCTATGTAATTTTTTTGGACAATTATCAAAAGTAGGAATATTACCTTGTCAAATTATTTCATTCTGCTTTGAAAAACTTATCAAATGTATAGAAAGAGGAGATGCACATGATAATAAATTCGAAAGTATCAAATCAATGATTGAATCAAGTATTAAATATATAAAAGAAAAAGATAGTACTATCTATGATAATATGAAATCTAAAATAAATGATTTGTTAGAAAACAAGAAATTTACTAATATTCGAACTAAATTTATTTTGCTTGAAGCATATGAACTATTTTAATTTTTTTTATTTGAATAAATATATTTAAATAAATACCATTACCTAATAAATATAATTATGGCTAAAAAATTAATTACAAAAGAAGAAATAGATGGATATCTTACCGAATCAGATTATTATAAAATATTAGGAGTTGCACGTGATGCTAAAACTACAGATATAGAAAAGACATTTCGTAAATTATCTGTTAGATGGCATCCAGATAAATTAAAAGTAATCGACGAAGCATTGACAGAAAATGCTCATAATGTATTCAAAAAAATGTCAGAAGCAAAAGATATTCTAATAGATGAAGAAAAAAGAGAAATTTATAATAAATATGGTTTAGAGGGTTTACGAGAAAGAGGTCCTGAAATGTCACCTGAACATCAAAGTGAAATGATGAAAGAAGCATTTAGACAAATGTTTGGTGAACAAATAATGAAATCAAGTGTACCTGATTTAACTATTACTGAAGAAGTATCTCTTGAAGATTTATATACTGGTCGTCAATATAAAAAAATGATAGAACGATTATCTTTATGTATTCAATGTAATGGGCATGGAACCCAAGATGGACAAGAACATAAGTGTACTGATTGCCGTGGTTCTGGTGTGCAAATTCGTGTAGTCCATAATGGACATATTATACAACACACACAGCAAATATGTAATTTGTGTCGTGGTGGAGGTATGGATATAAAAATTCCTAAATGTACTCGCTGTAATGGGAAAAAATTAATGAAAGAAATGAAAGAAGTTACAATTGTAATTCCAAGAGGAGCGCATGAAGGAATTGGAATTGGTATTAAAGAAGAAGGTAATGAAATTCCTTATAATGAGCGTCGTAATGGTATATCACGAACAAATCTAAATATTAAAATTAAAGAAAAGAAACATAATTTATTTGAACGTGGATTTAAAATACCCGTATATAAAGAGCGACCTCATCCAAAAGATCTAAAAATGAACATCAAATTATCTTTAGTAGAATCTTTAACTGGATTTTCACGAGAAATAAAATTACTTGATGGTAAAACTATCAATTTAGTCCATGAAAAAATAATTAAACATAATGAAGTAATGGTATTAAGTCATATGGGTATGCCTAAATTAGATAATAATAGTATAAGAGGTCATATATATGTAGTCTTTGATGTAGAATATCCAGATGATTTAAATGCTACTACTAAACGGAGATTATGGCAATTATTAACAAATACACCATATAAAGAGTTAAAAGATGTAAAGAATAAAATTTATCTCGATGATCCAGAAAAATATAAATTTGAAAACATTACCAATCCTGATTTACATGAAAAGGGATTCCCTTTTCCCGGGTTTAATAATAATTATGGACAACAAGATACATCTGATGATGAAGATAGTGATTCACGCCAACAACAACAACAACAATGCAAAATGCAATAATTTTTTATTAAATATAGTAAGTTAATTATTATATTTATATCTAGAATTTCTTATAAATTATTTTTATTTTATTTTTCCGATACTGACTTATTTTCATCTTTAGAATTTTTTTTCTTTTTTTCGCTATCTTTATTATTTGATTTTGATTCTGCTTCTTTTTTAGCTGATTTTGTATAAAAATAATATACTATAATAAGTGCAATAAATACAATAGCAATATAAATAGTTTTTTTTGGAATGTCATATCCAAATATATTCATATATAGTGCGCTATTAATAGTAGAAATAGGAGCAGATAATGACATTGTATTAATACCCGTATTTTGCATTACTTGTCCTACTTCCATTTGCGGTAGAGATGGTACTATTTGTTGTTGGCCAATTTGTAGTGCTTGTTGTGGTACTTGTTGTGGTACTTGTAGTGACATTTGTTGTGGTACTTGTTGTGGTACTTGTAGTGACATTTGTTGTGGTATAGTTGATTGGGTAATTTGTGGTTGTGTTATAGCAGGTTGAGATACAACTTGTTGTGGCGCATATTGAGGGGGAGCAGCAAAGTGTTGTCCTAATTGAGGAACACTATTTTTAGGGAGAAATATTTGGTTATTTCCTAAAGATTGTGCTATAAGAGAGTTATCGATATTATCACCTAATTTGGAATCCATATATTTATATTATTTTAATAGATTATTATATATGAATCTTAACACACTTATATTATAATAAAATTGAATTTATTATATTAAAATATTGAAATAATTTAAACAAGTAAATATAAAAAATACATATAATTATGTTTAGTTCATTTTTTGAACCGATAAAATATGATAGAAAAATTATAAAAAGTAAAACACCATGGGTAGATAAATATCGCCCTAAAAAACTAGATGATATTGTACAACAAGATGAAGTAAAAAGTATTTTAAAGGCTTCTCTAATATGTGGAAACATTCCACATTTATTATTATATGGTCCACCTGGAACCGGTAAAACTTCGACTGTATTGGCATGTTGTTACGAATTATTTGGTCCAAAAATAATAACAGATCGTGTATTAGAATTGAATGCTTCAGATGAAAGTGGCATTAATATAGTAAGAAACAAAATAATGGAATTTGCCAAAAAATCTTTATGTGCACCTGATCCAGAACATCCATCTCCTGAATTTAAATTAATTATTCTTGATGAAGCAGATGCAATGACGACTGAAGCACAATCTGCATTAAGAAAAGTAATAGAAGAATATTCTGGAACTACTCGATTCTGTTTTATTTGTAATTATATAAACCAAATTATAGACCCAATTATTTCACGTTGTATGAAATTTAGATTCAAACCAATTACAAAAGAAAATATATTAATTAAATTAAAAGAAATTTGTGAAAAAGAAAATTTCAATATTGATGTTAAGATATTATCTAAAATAAATGATATTGCGAAGGGAGATGCACGAAAATCTATTATGATATTGCAAAATTTAAAGTATCTATATGATTACAATAATAAAAAAATTACTCATACGGATGTATATAATTTAACTGGATATGTATCTAAGAAAATAATCAAAAAAATATTTAATATATGTATTAATCCAGATAATAATTTGGATAAAATATTTAAAAGTGTGAATTATTTAAAATTAAAGGGTTTTCCGGTTGTATCTGTATTAATGACACTTAATGAAATAATTATAGAGACAACAAAAATATCTGATAAACAAAAATCTGATATATTTTATAATTTATCGCTAACAGAAAAAAAATTAACAGATGGTGCAGATGAATATATTCAATTAATAAATGTATTTGCATATATATTAAATTTAGTTAAATATCCAGAAAATATAATAACACCAGAAATTTTAGTTTAAAAAATTGATTTTTTATTTATTTAAAAACTAAATAATTAAAAATAGCTAATTATGAAAGTACTAGATATTATAGAACCCATCTTTGATAATCAAGGACATTTATACTTGCTTTATAAAGATATAATATATGAGTTTTCTATTGATAACAAGAATAATTTAAATTTATCTGAAATAATAAAATCAGATTATTACACTTATGAAATTACAGATGAACCATTCAATATTAATCCATTAAATTTACTTTCAAAATTTAATACTTTAAAAAGTAAAATAATTAGAGAATATATAAAAGAAAAAGAAGAAAATCCTGATTATGAATTAGCAGAAGATGAATCAGTTGATAATGAAACTCTCGAAATTATAAATAGTACTATGCAACATTATCCAGAAAATCTTGAATTCATAGAAGAACCTATATATGATGATGATCCATTATCAAACTTAAGTAGTGATTATGTATTAGATAATTATCAAATTAAATTTTTTGGTGATATTATTTTAAAAAAATTAAAAGAATTATATGACGACCCAACTAATTATGCTGAATATGATTCTTTCTTATATAATAATAATGAATTAACATATGTTGTAAAATCAAATATTTTAACAAGTAGCTTCCGAATATTCTTATATAATGATGGAAGAGTAACTTTAAAAGTATTAGGCAGTTCTATGAAATCTTATAAATTAGAAATTATAGAAGATAAAATAAAAATTAATTCATTTTATTAATTCATTTTGTTAATTCATTTTGTTAATTCATTTTGATAGTATAGAAATTATCTCCTTTTGCCTTATATAGTATAAGAGTATAATTTATAGTAGTTAGTATTTCTTTTATAAAATTTAATATATTATTTTTTATTAAATATTCTCTTTCTAATTTATCAAAAGAATCCGTACTAGAATTATCAGAATTATAATTAGCTGATTCTATATCTAAATAGCTTCTTATAGAAGAATAATATTTATTTAATATTTTTTTGTTATGTTCTGGATCACTTAATAAAATTTTTTCAGATACTCTTTTGAATTCAGTCAAAGAACCTAATTTAATTTTATATTTATCTAACCAAATATTCATAAATTCTAAAATCTTATCATATTTATGTTTATTAATTTCTATATGAAGCATTTTAATTTTTGATAAATATTTTGTCAATGATTCAGTACCATCATATTCAGGCAATTTTTGTTTATTTTTATTGATATTTCTGCTCATTTTTATTTATAATTTTGAATATTATAATTAATATTCAAATTTTTCTAGATACTAATTATATATGGAAATTATTAAAGCTGCAAATGATCATAGAGATTATACACATTTTTTACTTTTAAATCAATTAGAAGTAGTATTTATACACGATCCTAAAGCTTCTATATCATCAGTTTCTTTGTCAGTTGGAACCGGTAGTTATGATGATGAAATAGAAGGAATTGCTCACTTTTTAGAACATATGTTATTTATGGGAAATGAAAAATATCCAGAAGAAAAATATTATTTTACTTATATAAGTTCACATGGTGGATATTGTAATGCTTATACTGCAGGCGACCATACAAATTATTATTATACAATAGAATCTGGTTCTTTAATTAAATCTTTAGATATATTTTCTGGTTTTTTCATATGTCCTCTTTTTAGTCAATCAAGTTTAGATCGTGAAATGAATGCTGTAGATTCAGAACATAAAAAAAATATACTTGATGATAATTGGCGCAATTTTCAAATGATTAAAACTATTTGTAAAGAATCAAGTCCAATGGCAAAATTTAGTACAGGTAATTTAGACACACTAAATATTCCTAATATCAGAAACATTGTAATGAAATTTTATGAAAAAAATTATTCTTCAAATATTATGAAATTGGTTGTTTTATTTAATGGAGATAATATAGAATGTGCTAATATTATTGAAAGTATTCAAAAATATTTTAGTATTATCAAAAATAATAATTTATTAATTAAGCGTCATCATGATCATGATATGATAGATTGTAAAAAAATAATAAAAATAATACCAATACAAGATCATAATATGATAATTTTAGTATTTCAAATTAATTACAATAATAAGATAAAAAATAATAACTTATTAGAATATATTTCTTATTTAATAAATCATCAAGGAGAAAATAGTTTTTATGATTATTTATATAAGCGTGGTATAATTGAAGAAATGGTATTATACGAAGAATCAAATTTTGATGACTATTCTTTATTAAGTTTAAAAATAAAACTCAATGATATTAAAAATTTAGATATTATTTTGCAAGCATATGATAGATATATAAATATTTTATTAGAATCAATATATGACAAAAAAATATTATTATTATTAAAAGAAAGTAATTTTTTAAAATCCCAACAATTTAATAATTTTGAAATATCAGATGAGGGTGATTTTGTAAGTAATATTAGTTCTAATTTATTATTATATTCAGTTGATAGAAAATATTTGTTAAAATATAATTATCTTATTGCTAATTTTATTGCAGAAGAAGAATTATTAGAAGAATTATTAAATATATTAATTAGCATGACTTTGGATAATAATAATTATTCTATTCTTGAAGTGACAAAAAATAATAATACAGATAATGATTATTTAACTGAAAAATATTATGGTATTAAATATAAAATTGAACCATTAATAATTAAAAAAGATATAGTATTTAATGGTTTATTAGCATTTCCTAAATTAAATAAATATATAGTTTGCAATAAAAAATTAATAAATGGTGACACAGATAGTATACCTATTGTAATTAAAATGAGTAATAATATCTGTGCATATTTAAAACAAAATTATGATTATAAAACTACAGAATGTCAGTTATATATACAAGTTTCAAAAGATAATATTTATAATTCAATAATTAATTATATCAAATATATGTATTTTTGTGAATTATTTTATTTAGTTTTTAATAATATTATTTATGAAATGATTGGAGCTAATTTTTTATTTTCGTTTAATATCAATAGATCTAATTATACAGTTTATCTTTATGGATATTATGAAAATATTAGTATTATCTTACAAGAATTAATAAAGAGAATGAAAAAATTAAATAAATATATAACATATGATCTATTTAAAATTATTAAAACTAAATTATTAAATGATTATAAAAATAAAAAATACAGTGCTCCCCATAAAAAAATATTTGAATTGGAAGAAGAAATAATTATGGATAAATATTTTTCTTATCAACAAATAGAAAAAGAACTTTTAAAATTAGATTATGGTTTCATAGAAGAAATATGTAAGTTGGATTTATTTATAACTAACAAAATAATAATATATTGTGAGGGAAATATAAACAAAACTACATATAATGAAATTTTAAATATTGTTTCACAAAATTATAATTTTATTGAAAAAAATCCGGAAGAATACAATTTAAATATAGAAAAAATAAAAGAAATAAATTCATTAGTAGTTAAGAATGATAATTTACAAGAATCAAATGATTGTGTATTATTAGATATATTTATAAGCAATATTTATAAAGATAGTAATTGGATAAATGATTATTGTTGCTTATTAATATTTGATATGATTGTATCAAATGAATTTTTTGATAAATTGCGTACTAAAGAACAATTAGGATATATAGTAAAAACTAAAATATCAATAAAGGGTTTTTGCAATAAGCAGTTTTCTGTTTACCAATTTTTAGTTCAATCATCAGTTAAACTATGTGATTATTTAGAAAAAAGAATATTAAAATTTATAAAAAAAGAAATATCTGGAATATTAAAAGAAGTAACATCTGAAAATTTATTAGAAATTATAGACAGTATAAAAGAAACATTAGATAAACCTTTTGGAACTCTTACTGAGTCTGCTAGCTTTATGTTCGATAAAATAACAAATAAAAACTTTATATATAACTTTAATAAAATAATATCTGGAAATATAACAGAAATAACTTTGGATAAATTAAATCTTTTTTATTCTAAATATTTTAGTGATCCAATTTATACTTCTATTAAATTATCAAAAGTATAAAATAAATAGTACATATATTAAAATAATAAACAAAACAGCAAATGCAACACAAACAAAACAGCAAATGTAACACAAACAAAACAGAAAACGTAACATAAACAAAACA